CCGATACTTTTCTTATCCGGATCATCACCAGCGATACGTGCGAAAGGAGAAGCGGAACTTTTAACGGGGGTCGCACTTCGCGAAACACAGGAAGTGAAAGAGAATCCAATCGCGCATAAAGAATTTATGCGGATTAAAAAATTGCTTAGAGCAATCAAAAAGGATGATGACTTAAGCGGGAACATATTGAACACCCATTGCCTTTTGGTCGCAGAATGCGTTGACATTGAACTTATGAAAAATGAATTTCGTGAAGATCTTGTTGAACTTAGAAATTTGCATCGTCAAGGTGGGATTGATAGTTTGGCATATCTCGACAAAAAAGATTCGCTTCAAAACAAAATACTGACTTGTGACAAACGGATCATGGAGAAGAGGAAAATGATTTTGGACATTTCAAAAGAGAACATCATGACGATTCAATCAAGCCTCCGGTCGGTTCCGAGAAAGGAAGCCGCTAAACAAGACAGCCCGATGGCCAAGTTTTTAAAGCAAAGGAATGGTGGGGATGCATGACAAAAACAGAGCATTAGAGCCGATCAGTTTTATAAATATGCTGAATGCAGTGGATGACTTTTATGGTCATCCTTTTTGTTTGCTCGATTGGCAACACCAAATTTTGTGGGATGTGTACGGAACAGTTGAAACGAATGGATACCGAACATACCGTTATGTATATCTGGAAATACCAAAGAAGAATGGGAAGACCTCATTGATTGCCGCCATCGCGCTTTATCATTTAGTTTGCGATGGCCCGGGCGGCCAAATATTTTGTTGCGCCGCGGACCACAAACAAGCGGAACTCGTATACAAGGCGGCTTGTGGAATGCGGGAACAGAACAGTGATTTGGAAGAAATCTTGAAGTTAACCGACAGCAAGAAGGAAATCAAAAATAAAATCACGGGAACAGTTTTGAAAGTCTTGTCTGCGGAAGCCTATACCAAGCACGGATTGAACCCGACAGTTGTTATTTTTGATGAACTGCATGCACAGCCAAATCGGAACTTATACGATGTCATGACCTTCGGCGCCGGCGCTGCTCGAAAAGAACCGCTGTGGTGGGTGATCACGACCGCTGGTGATGATCCGGATAAGAAAAGTATCGGTTGGGAGATCCACGAAAAAGCAAGGAAAATTCTTGAGGGTGAACAAATCAATCCTGCTTGGTATGTGAAAATTTATGGTGCGCCGGAAGATGCTGATATTTTTGATGAAAAAACATGGTACCAATGCAATCCTTCATTAGGCAAAACGATCAGTATTGAATCGGTACGTCAAGAGGCTTTGGATGCAAGAAACAATGAAAGCTCGGAAAGACTTTTCCGTTGGTTGCGGTTGAATCAATGGATCAGTATCAAGCGTGTGGGTTGGCTTCCGCTAACGCTTTGGGATAGAACCGAGGGGAAATGGAATCCGGCCGACTTGATTGGGAAAAAGTGCTATGCCGGATTGGATTTATCTTCAACGACAGACTTGACGGCACTGAAACTTCTTTTCCCTCCACAAGATGGGATTTCCGAATGGAGAGAATTATCAGAAGCGTGGATCCCGGAAGACAGCATGAAAGAACGTATTGCCAAAGATGGTGTGCCTTATGACCGATGGGTTAAGTCAAAACATCTACAGGTTACTCCAGGAAATGTAGTTGACTATGAATTTTTAGAAGCGAAAATTCTTCAGGCGAATCAGCAGTACATAATTGAAATGCTAGGTACCGATCCTTGGAATAGTAGGATGCTGACTCAACGCTTGGAAAAGGCGGGAGTAAAACTTTATGAAGTGCCACAGAACATGGCGAACTTGTCACCGGCCATGAAGGAACAAGAACGACTGATGCGGTCCGGAACATATACCCATGAAAATAATCCGGCTGCCCGGTGGTGTTTTGGCAATACGAATATAGCCATGGATGGAAATGGAAATATCAAGCCGATGAAAAACAAATCCATCGAACGGATTGACATTACTGTTGCCGGAATCATCGCCATGGCGGTGGCTATACACATGGGGGCAACGGTTACCAATGTTTATAATTTCCGCGGAATGAGATCGCTATAGGAGGTGAGTGAACTGAACTTTATACAAAAAGCGGCATACAAGCTTGTAAAGAATAGTCTTGATGAATACACCAAGGCTTTTTTAAATGGTGAAGATGTTAAAAGCTTTGAAAGTCCTGAAGCGGTATCGACAGATGTGGCTATGAAGTACTCCGCTGTTTTTGGCTGCAACCGGGTTTTGTCTGAAACCAAGGCATCAATGCCAATCGTGCTATATCGTAAAAAACCGAATGGAGAGCGAGAACCGGCCAACGATTTACAGATATACGACGTGCTGCATAACGCACCCAACGAAGAAATGGCACCCTTTGCATTTAACGAAGCCTGTATGACCGCCATCAATTTGGGTGGAAACTCCGTCTCGGAAAAACTTGTCAATAATCGAAATGAGGTTATTGGACTTTACCCATACAAATGGGAACAAGTGAAAATTGACCGGGACAGTACAACAAACAAGTTAATCTATATCATCCGAAACGGTTTCAAAGAAAAAACATTACGACGTGATCAAGTCTTTCATGTGCCGGGCCCAAGTTTCGACGGGGTTGTTGGAATGTCTCCAATCGAATATGTATCCACGGCTATTCGATTAGGGAAAAGCTATGAATCGTTTGGCGTGAATTTTTACAAGAACGGTGCAAATCCAAGCCTGGTATTCAAGTTCCCGTCAGCTCTTGGTGATGAAGCCTATAATCGTCTTAAAAAAGACCTTGAAAAAAACTATGCGGGTTTGGTGAACACCGGAAAACCGATTTTATTGGAAGAAGGTGGAGAAGCAGTTCCGCTGACTATTAAACCGGCAGACGCACAAATGATTGAAAACAAGCGTTTTCAAATCGAAGACATCTGCCGAATCTATCGGGTGCCCATGCATTTGGTGCAGGACCTGAGTCGTAGCACAAACAACAACATTGAACATCAATCGTTGGAATTCATCATGTATACCATGCTGCCCTGGGCGAAACGCTGGGAAGAAAACGCCAACATGCAGTTGCTGACACGGGAAGAACGCATGGCCGGATACTTCTTTGAATACAATATGAGCGGGTTGCTTCGCGGTGATTCTGTAAGCCGAGCAACGGCGTACGGCACAGGCAGGCAATGGGGGTGGTTGTCTGTCAATGATATTCGAAAATTGGAGAACATGTCGGCATTGCCAAACGGCGATATTTATTTGACCCCCGCAAATATGGTTGAAGCCGGGAAAGAAAACGCGAATCAGAAACAACAAACAACAAAAGCGATGGCCGAAGAAATCATCAAAATGTTGAAAGAAGGATAGGAAGGAGGAAACCAGTTTGAAATTTTGGAATTTCATAAAAAACGATGAAACCCCTGATGAGGTCGAGTTGAGAATCGAAGGTGAAATCGTTGATGACGAAACAGCGTGGTTGTATGAATGGTTTGGTGTAACAGCGACAAGCCCGAACAATTTTAAAACGGCATTGTCCGAACATTCCGGGAAAAATATCACCGTGTGGGTTGACAGTTTCGGCGGGGATGTTTTGGCAGGGACCGGAATATATAACGCTTTGAAAGAACACAAAGGAAAAGTGACTGTCAAAATCGATGGAAAGGCGATGTCGGCCGCGTCCGTCATTGCGATGGCTGGATCTGAAATACTGATGAGTCCGGGAAGTTTAATGATGATTCATAATCCGTGGAGTGGAGCACAAGGTGAAGCCAAGGACATGCGACATACCGCGGACGTATTGGACCAAGTCAAAGATGCAATCGTTAATACCTACCAGCTGAAAACAAGGCGGTCGCGAAACAAGATTTCTGAAATGATGGACAACGAAACGTGGATGTCAGCAAAAACGGCCATATCCGAGGGATTCGCGGACGGTATGCTTTATACCGAAACAAAAGACGGCGCCCCAGTAGAAAACTCAATGATGTTCAGTCGGGTTGCGGTCCAAAACAGCATATCCGTATCTATGAAAGAAACCCTCGAAAAAATCAAAGTTTTAAAGCCCGAGTTGTTTGAAAACAATCATGCATCACCGCCAGATCCGTGCAAAAAAAATCCCGAGGATATCCGGGGATTACCGGTTGACCTATATCAAACACAAATCATATTAAACAGGAGGAAAGCCAATGTTTAAAAAACTGCTTCGCGCAAAAATATCCGAACAGCAGGCAATTGTGAGCGCTGCCTTGTCTGAAAACAGGGCAATGACAGCCGAGGAACAAACAAAGTTTCAGAATCTTCAAAACGAAATCGCAAATCTTGAAGCATCCATCGCCGCCGAAGAGGCTCTTGAAGCTCAGGCAAATGCAATCAATACTCCAGTCAATACCCCCATCCACGCTACCCCGCGGAATCCGGACGAAAAAAAGTGGAAGAGCATGGGGGAATATTTGCAAAGCGTTTCGAAAGCATTCACGCCGTCGGGAAGTATTGACAATCGACTCAGCTTTTTGAACTTGGGAACCGGCATGAATGAAGGCATTTCTTCGGAAGGCGGTTTCTTGCTGGACTCTCAATTTGTCGATGGCCTTCAACAGGCAATGACGGCCGAATCTGTTTTGGCAAAAGCGATCCGGATGATTCCGATTGGCGATGGTACAAATCGCTTGAAAACGTTGGGCGTGGACGAAACGTCACGTGTGAATGGATCCCGATGGGGTGGCGTTCAAGCGTACTGGGCCGGTGAAGCGGATACGGTTATTGGATCAAAACCGAAGTTCAGAGACATCGACATGAAGCTCGAAAAGTTGATTGCCCTGTGTTATTCGACGGACGAATTGTTGAATGACGCAACGGCACTTGAAGCAATTGTGCGCCAAGCCTACGCGGAAGAAATGGCCTTCATGGTTGATGATGCAATCTTGAATGGCAATGGCATCGGGAAGCCGTTGGGAATTTTGACATCTCCGGCATTGATTACCCAAACCAAAGAATCTGGACAAACTGCTGCAACGGTCGTGCATGCAAACATTACAAAAATGTGGCAGAGACTTATCGCAAGAAGCAGAAGTACGGCCATTTGGGCAATCAATCAAGACGTTGAAGGCCAATTAACGGATATGACTTTCACCTCCGGCGGAAACACTTTCTTGTCTCCGTATGCAGATGAATACGTCAAGTACGGAACAATCAAAGGGCGTCCAGTGGTAACAATTGAGCAGGCCCAATCACTTGGTACGGCCGGTGACATTGTTTTGTTGGACCCTTCGCAGTACCTCGGAATCGACAAAACAAAAGCTCAGGCTGACGTGTCAATTCACGTGCGATTCCTCTACGACGAATCGGTTTTCAGATTTACCTACCGCTTCAACGGACAGCCGTACAGGACGGCCCCGGTAACGCCGTACAAAGGATCAAACACCTTGTCGAACTTCATCGCGCTTCAAGCTCGATAACATAATGCGGGTATCTGACCCGCTTTATGCAATCATTAATAAATAAACAGGAGGTATTGAAATGAGAACATTGCCCGAAAAATACAATATGGTCCAAGGCGTTGAGCCCAAAACAACCAACGCGGCCATTACAAGCAGATACGTCAGTTTGAAAAACGGAATTTGTGCGTTTGTCATTGTCCATCTGACGCAAGCAGTGGCACATGCCACGCCAATCACTTTGTTTCAGGCGACAGACGTATCCGGAACAAGTGCCAAAGCAATCGCCTCGAATGTCCAGGTATGGGCGAATGAAGACGTAGCAGCCGGTGATGCATTGATCAGGAGAACGGATGGTGTAGGTTATACCGTTACGGCCGATGTGAAAAACAAAATGGTTGTGTTTCAAATTGAACCGGAACGGCTTGATATCAACAATGGGTTTACAACGATTCAAGCGCGTATCGGCGCGAGCTCGCAGGTAACAAATTTTGCATCCGTTGAAATTCTGATCGATGCGAAATATGAACAGTCAACCCCTCCGAGTGCTGTGATCAACTAAAAAAATGAATAGAGGGAGTCTGAAATGGCTCCCCCTATTATTTTTTTTGAAAGGAGGATCCGTTTGTCAATCAAAATCATTACTGGTCCGGTAACAGAACCGATAACGCTTCAAGAAGCAAAAGACTTTTTGAAATTTGATGGAAACAGTCGCGATGCTGAAATATCAATGGCAATCAGTGCAGCACGTGTTTATTGCGAAGACCGTCAAAACAAAAGATACATAACACAAACACTTGAATTGATTTTAGATAAATTCCCTTGTGGAAAACACCTTGAATTTGATTCATGCAGTCCGGTACAGTCGGTGACCAGTGTAAAATATTACGATTCAAACGGTACCGAGTACACGATGGATCCCAATAATTATATTGTGGATACTGATAGTTTTGTTAATAAAATCACACTGAAAAATTCAAGACTTTGGCCATCGACAGTACTTCAATCGGTGAATGGAGTTCGTGTCAGATTTGTCGCGGGCTATGGTACAGCGGCACAAGTTCCGGAAGCGGTAAAACAAGCAATGGTCCTTCACATGCGATTGTTTCTTGACGAATATTCGCCGGCAGACGGTGAAAATCTGAAAACCCGGATGAATTGGTTGTTGGGTATGCGCGGCAGGGTGAATGTATGAAAGCTGAAAAACTTAATAAGCGAATAACTATTCAGTTAAAAACAATTTCACAAGATGATGAACTTGCAGTTATTGAAACGTGGAGCGATTTAATTTCTGTTTGGGCGGCGGTTATTCCAACAAACGGAAAGGAATTTTACAGATTGTCATCAATCAACAGTGAAATTGAATCAGCTTTTATAATTCGGTTTGATTCGAATTGCAAAATAACTCCGCATCATCGATTGATTTTTAATGACAATACCTTTGAAATTATTTCTGTGATTAACGAAAACGAACAGAATCGGTGGATGACATTGACGTGTAAGGCGGTGGTTTAATGCCTATTTCGTTTGAAGTTGAACGTTTTAATAAAGCTGTTGAGAGTATTGGTGTAAAAGTACGATCCCCCATAACTTCAAAAAAAGCTATTTTGGCCGCGGCAAAAATTATCAAAGATGAAATTGTTGAACGCGCGCCGAAAAGAACCGGAAATTTAAAAGCAAATATTGTTATAACTGAAATCTCAAAAGACAAAAATGGGGATGATTTTGTATACGTTGGACCCGATAAAAAAGATACATTTTACGGGCCAATGTTGGAGTTTGGAACATCAAAAATGAAACCAAAACCTTTTGTAGAGCCTTCTTTTAGATCAAAAAAAAATGAAGCGCTTGAGGCGATGGCAAAAGTGGTTCGGGAGGAACTTGAAGATGTATAACGGTAAAAATGCGATAGCAATCGCGCTCGGTACCGATTCAACGCTTCAATCGTTGATACCTAAAACACGAATGTTCAACAATATCGCGGCATTTCAAAACGCTCCAATCTTCCCCTATTTAACCTATGAAGAAATTTCAAATATCGAGGCCTTGGTTGCGGATGATGAAGAAATCGAATCGGAAGTAACTTATATTGTTCATATTTTCGCCGATTCAAATACGGGAATAATTGCGAGCCACGTCAATCGGATATTTCAGGCGTTGGGCTATACTCGAAATTATTCACAAGATTTGGCCGAAACGTTGGAAACCGGAAAAATATTAAGACATAAAGCTTTGAGCTTTACTGGTACATTTCCCGCAGATGAGACGGCTTATTTAGTCGAATCAACATGGGATGATACAAAAGTATGGGTTTGATAATGTCTCAGACGATTCTAAAAAATAACAGGAGGAAAAGAAATGGCAAATTCGCGAATCGGCGCAGAACAATTGACTGTAGCCAAAGTTTTACTGGATCCCGCCGGGGGAACAACAACCTATGATGTTCCCTATTCTTTTACAAAAAAATTGATTAAGCTGGGTGTCAAAAACAAATCCAGCATGGATCCGCAGTACGCAGACGACCAAACCGTGGACATCTTTGCCGAGGACGGTGATATTGATCTGGATATCGAAAACACAGATATCACCGAGGACGAAAAAGCGTTATTGCTTGGTCAAACGGTGATTGCAGGGGTTAGAACTCCATCCCCGTCAGACGTGAAGCCGTTTTTCTGCGTTGCCTGGAAATCCAAAAAAAGAGACGGGACATACAAATACTTCAAAATTCTCAAGGTTATGTTCAGCGAACCGGATGAAGATTTCGAATCCAAAAAAGACAAAACAACCGCTCAGACCGATAAAATCAAGGGAGTTGGCATTGGTCGTTTTTCGGATGGTCTTCGAAAACGCACTGCGGACGCAAGTTCATCCACCTGGTTGGCAGCGACGGGGACAAACTGGTTTACGACGATTGAAACAGTGGTCGACAGCGTGGCACCAACAGTTGGCATAGTTCCGGCCAACGGCGCAACTGGTATCGCTACAAGTGCAACGGTTGTCTGGACGTTCAACAAAGCAATCATGCCGAGTTGTGTAATCCCGGCGAACTTCATGTTGACAAAGGTCGGGGTCAATGTCGCTGGAACATTAACTATCAATGCAGCGAATACAATCGTCACCTTTACCCCCACTTCCGCTCTTTCCGCGGGTGTTCATACTGCAATTGCAACAACGGGCGTCAAATCTGCATCAAACATTCCTTTGGCAGCACCGTCAGTCACGACATTCACCGTATAAAATTTTATAAAAAGGGGAGGGTTATTCCTCTCCTTTTTATTTTTGGAGGATTCACATGGACAAAAACGATTTTGGATATGAAGGCGAAGAGATCAAGCTTGATAAAATCAGGCATATCAAATATACCATCAAAGGGTTGAAAATCATTTCAAAAAAATTCGGGAGTGTCATCGAAGCCTTTGACGGCATGAAAACAATGAACCAAAATTTTGACACTGAAACAATGGATAACTTGGTGTTGCTTTTGCACGCTGGATTAATCCATGAAGATTCCAACCTGACGGTGGATGCAGTTGAGAACATGTTGACGATTGGAAACTTGCCTGAGATTTTTCAGAAAATCATCACCTCATTTAGCGGAAGCACGCCAAAATCAGATACCGATGACGGAGGAAGTGAAGTCACAGAGGGAAAATCGATATAGATTTCAATCATATCGAATATATTTGCCGAATCAAATGGAAAATCCCGATTGGTGAATATCTGCAATTGACATTGCGGGAATATGTTGCATTTTCAACGATCGAAAACCCACCGGAAGAATTAGCATTTGCTGATGATGTTTTATAAAAGGAGGCGGGGAAATTGGCTGAAGAAGTCGGCGGACTAAAGGCGAAAGTAGGCTTAGATACAGTCGAATTTAACGCCGGAATTGCAGAACTAAGCAAAAAAATGCAAATTGTGAGTCAGGATTTTAAGAACGCTTCGGGAAGTCTTGACAAAGTCGGTGATGCGTCTAAAATTTCGGCACTAAAGATGGAAGAACTTTCGAAGAAAATTGAGTTACAGAAATCAATTGTTGATCAATTTAAAGAGGCACATGAACGGGTTACCGCAGAATTCGGCGAAGGATCTAAAAAGGCGCTTGATTATGAATTAAAATTGAAAAAAGCTGAGGGAACTTTACAAACGCTTGAAAATGCGTTGAAATCAACAACGACAGAAGTCAAGGACGAATCCCAAGCAATCAACAAGGCGGGTGACGAAACATCAACGACAGATAAAAAAACAGACGGACTTGCAAAAGCGATGGATAGACTAAAGGCGGCATCAAGTGCGGTTGCAAGCGGAATGAAATTTGCGGTTGCAGGAGTAGCCGCCATGGGGGCAGCTACCGTGGCGGCTGGTGCCGGGATGCTTAAACTTGTAAACTCGAGCGCTGATTATGCCGATGGGGTGCAAAAATCAGCTGATGTAACAGGGTTATCGGCAGAACGGGTGCAGGAATTGACCTACGCTGGCGGTGTGCTTGGAGTTGAATTTGATACGATTGCAGGCGCACAAGCGAAGCTGACAAAATCGATGACCGCGGCTGAAAAAGGAACAGGATCCCAAGCGGAGGCATTTAGAAAACTTCGCATCGATGCCACCGACGGAAATGGTGCCTTAAGGGACAGCAAAGTTGTCATGCAGGAAGCGTTGACGGCGTTGAATGGCGTAGGAAATGAAACAGAACGCGATTCATTGGCCATGCAGTTGTTTGGTAAATCCGCTATGGAACTGAATCCGCTTATCAAGGCTGGTGGAGTTGAACTCTCAAAGTTAACCGCCGAAGCAAACAAAAACGGAGCTGTTTTATCTGGAAAACAGATAGCTGCACTTGATAATTTCGGCGATAGTGTCGGAAGTTTGAAGTTATCCCTTCAGGGGCTTGGCGCGAACATGTCAACAGCATTGCTTCCGGCACTTTCCGGAATGGTCACCAATATCCAAAACATTTCAAACGAAATCGGGAAAGCAGTGAAAACCGGGGATTGGTCGAGTGTTGGTGTTGCAATCAGTGATGGTTTAAATTCCGTCATTTCTCAAATTTCCGGAATGCTTCCCGGCATGTCAAAAATGGCAGCAGACATCATTGGTGGATTAGTTGGTGCCATTGTCATGGCATTACCTCAGGTTTTACCGTCTTTAATCGACTCCGGAATACAATTAATCAATGCGATTGTCCAAACCTTTGGGGACAACGGTCCGACATTGATTAAAGCGGGACTTGATGCATTAATGACATTGATAAAAGGGATAGTGGATTCACTTCCGCAAATGATTGACACCGCTATCATACTAATCATGTCGTTGGCAAATGGAATTATTGACAATCTTCCAAAGTTGGTTGACGCCACTGTGAAACTCATAGTTTCACTTGTTGACGGGATTATCATATTGTTACCACAGTTGATACCGGCCGCCATTAAAGCGATTGTGGTCCTTGCACAAGGGCTAATCGATGCACTCCCAAAATTGATTGAAAAATTACCAGAAATCATCAAGACTATTGTAAAAATACTAGTCGAAAACTTTCCGCTGCTTGTGGATGCATCCCTAAAAATCATCGTGGCGATTACTACAGCCTTAATTGATAATTTGCCGCTTATTATAAATTCGTCAATCGAAATAATCGGGGCGTTGGCGGGCGGGTTGATTGATAACTTTTTTACCGTTTGTGCAACCATACCCAAATTATTTGATGATCTTGTAAAAGCATTTAGCAACATAAACTGGAAACAACTTGGTATTGACCTTATCAATGGAATAATAGATGGGGTTAAAAGTGCAGCTGTCGGACTTGCAAACTCGGTGACAAAGGCCGCAGACGATGCGTTGAAAAGTGCTAAAGCGTTTTTAGGAATTAAATCACCATCCACGGTTATGCGTGATCAGGTCGGTTTGATGATGGGCGCGGGTATGGCCGAGGGTGTAACCCGTAGCAAAGGAATGTTGACGAACGCCATCACTGGACTATCCAGTGTTGCGGTGGGGGCGGCGCAAACTCAATCTATCAACAATATCAGTCGCAGTAATACGGGTATTACTATCATCAATCAGGGTACGATTGTCGGAAGCCGCGGGATGGAGGAGTTTTCGAACACGGTCAGTATTTCGATTGGTAAAAAATTAGGATTATCGATGGGAGGCAAATATTAATTGAGCACAATTATAAAAATAACGCCCCCAGGAAAGTCAACGGTTACACTGGCGTCATATGATCAATGCACAACATCATTTTCAGACGGGAATCGTTCAGGATCGTTCAACATCAGTTTTTCAACTTCGGATGCGGTGGATGTTGACCGGTTCCCGTTTGGTTCCGATGTTTTGATTGACCAAAACGGTTCATTATTTCGCGGTTGGGTGATGGCCCCAGGTAAAAGTCGGGAGGGGCTTATAAAAAAAATCATAAGCCTTTCCGGTGCGGACTATGGCGCAAAAACACAAAAAATATTGATCAACGAAAGCTATTCCAATCAAACAATTGACTCAATAATTCGCGATTTGTTCGGGTCCTATGTGCCGTGGGCGACGACAAACAAAGTTGATTTCTGCAACAAAACGATTACCATCACATTTAACGATAAATTTTTATTTGATGCGATTGAACAATTGACCGAAATATCCGGGTACAAGTGGTATGTTGACGCAGATTTAGACGTCAACTTTTTTTATCCGGGTACTCGAATCAACCCTAATATCATGCAAAAAAACTCGTATAAAAAAGCAACCGCAAATATTTCCCCGGATGTTTCAAATATTGTAAACCGATTGTATGTTAAAGGCGGAAAAGCTACATCATTGGACTTCACACAGACCATTATTGTTGATGGTTCAATGCCAATACCCTTGTATTATTCGCCGAAATCAACAGTCGATGGGGTAATCGTGACGGTAAATGGGTCTGTTGCTTCCGTCGGAATCGAAAATATTGACCCCGCCGGAACAAAAGATTTTTTATTGAACTTTTCAGAAAAGCTTTTAATCCCCGATCTTATCACGGATGGAACTGGAACCATCGTGTATCGATACGAATATCCGATTAAATTGATGTTGGAAGATACTGTTTCACAAAATAAATACGGTGTTTTTGACGATGTTTTAACGGTAGACACCGATGACAGGCTTATTGCGCAAGATCTTGGTTTGAGACACCTATCAAAATACAAGAATCCTATCAATGCCGGATCCATAGAACCGTTTTCAGGGAATTACTATCCAGGCGAATTGCTTTATTTCAACATTCCGGAACTTAATCTTGATGAATATCTTCAGATAAAGGACGTATCGTATACGTCTTTGAATCGTGTGGGACGCGTCGAAATAAGTTTGACGGTAGAAGCTCAGCCCAATGATACGGTTATTGCGTTGAAAGGATTGGCGTCAAGGATTCAAAAACTTGAACAAACGGTATTTGATGATACTTCCGGAAATGAAGTCCTTGTTACAGTAACAAATTTATTTTCATCGGTTACGGCCTACACACCGGACCAGTGCGGAAGCGGGATCCAATGTGGGGACGTTATTTGCAAAGGTGGGAAAGATGGCTGTATAAATGACTTTTTACAAAATATTATCTATGGAGCTGTTGGAACAGGAGCATTGCCGGCACAAAAAGACGTAGGAATCATATCAGAAATAGACCGGCAGCAAGTCACCAGTATTAATAATATTGGTGATGTTGTATATGTTGATGTGCTATTTAGTCAGTCGGATGCCATTGGCAACTTAAAAAATGCAGCGATATTTTTGAAGGGTACCGAATCCATTGGAACAGGTCAAGTCCTTGCTGGATCTGCAATCAACATTAATAAAACTGCCTCAAAAATGTTGACATTGGCCGCAGAAATAACGGTGTATGAATTAGCCGCAGTTGCATCATGGATTGATACGGGTGCATGGGATGATTCGAGGGTTTGGGGATAAGGAGTAAAAATGAGTAAGTTTAATAATGGCGAAAGTCTGGAAACAGTCCGGATAAAAATCAATGAAACATCCGATAAAGCGGATGCAGTCGAAGCGCAAACGGCCCAGATTACGAATAACGGGCAGATAGTTGGCAATGTCATTTTGACTCAAGCAGAATATGACGCACTTCCTGCAAGCAAGTTGACGGACGGCATTGAATACCATATCCGCGAGGTGTGAGCATGATACATAATGGGAAGAACATCCTCAAAATTACGCACAACGGAAAGACTATCAACAAAATTATGCATAATGGTAAGGCTATTATGTTGGGATATACCATACCGACTATAAACCTCAAAACCTATGGGGCCATTGGTGATGGCGTGACAGACGATACCGCGATCATCCAGTCGGCTATAAATAGTTTAGGGGGCGAGTTGGGGACAATTTATATCCCGGCAGGTACCTATGTTTGTAATAACTTGTATCTAGCTAGCAATATTACGCTTCAGGGCGAGAGTCAAGCCGCCGCGATATTGATGCAAAAAGCAAATATCACAAACACCGACTTGCTTCGAACAAATCAGACGGGAACTTCAAATCCACTAGAAAACAACGTAAACATCAAACTCTATGACCTAACATTACGCGGACGATGCGATACGGAAGTGTTCGCAGAGCAAGCGCACACTTTTGTCATCAATGCGGCAACCGGAGTTACATGCGCCAGGGTACAGTTCAAGGGGTTCAAGGGTGATGGCGCATACATCGGAGACTATAATGCGCTTGGCAATCCAAGATTCTCAAGGAATGTTAGTTTTCAAAACTGCGTTTTCGACGGCATCGACAAAGATAATCGCAATCCAATATCAGTTATATCCGTAAATGGGCTTACTATAAATGCTTGCGAGTTTAAGAATGCAACACGCCCGGATATGCCCGGAGCGATTGATATTGAGCCGAACTCTGCTGATGTTAATGCTGAGTTGTTTGACATTACAATTACAAATAATACCTTTAACAACATCGGAGGCAACGGAGGTGTAATCTGTGGCAATGCACGTTTTGCGTGCAACAATCAGTTTACAAACGTCCTTATACAAAACAATGTGCTTGGAGATAATAGCTGTACAAAGGACATATACATTGCAAATAGTTATGGCAATGCAACAAAAATTAATAATAACATCAAAATCCTTGATAATATTGTTACTCGCACAACAGATGACGCAAACCATGCGGATATGATTAAGGTCTATCATTTATGCGGATGTGAAATCGGCGGAAATGAACTTACCACCCCACTTATTGCAAGTGCCGCAAGACCCAACGGAATATATTGGGGTATGGTCGGGGCAATCACCGACGCTATTGAGTCCTGTGATGTTCGCATCCATCACAATGATATCAATGGGTCGGCGTATCCCTTCCAAATTGTCAATGCAAAAGGTGTTGAGATTGACAACAACACTATCGCAAATTGCATCCGTAACGGTCTAATCGGCGTTACATCGGCGAGCGCACACGCCCCCTGTTGGGATATCAACCACCACCACAACATATACAATCAAGCGTCACTGTCTATATCTGCGTTGCGTATCGGCGATGTTACCCGATTGCAGATTGATGATAACGAGTTTGACGACTGCGGAGACCGTGTTGTCGGCGGCACACAAGCCGCCATTGAGTTTTACACGCACACCAATCCATGCGACTACATTTATATGCGACGCAACATTACTCGTTCAACACTTGGGTACATGCCTGTATCTGTCGCTAAAAATGCCGCACGGGTGTACGGTGCAAACAACATCAATAGTGGCAATACATGGCATGGGACAGTTGCATTTACACCAGCACAGTAACGCAATTGTGCCAGTTTGCGTTAATAAACCGAATGTATTATATCAAAAATGAAAGGGGTATCGATATGCCTTATACAAAAACTGACTGGGTTGACAAAGTCGACGGAGTATCTGCGGGTACTCCGGTAACGGCTGAAAATCTTAACAAAATTGAAAAGGGTATCGTTGATGCAACCGACGGAGTCGAAACATTGAACATATACCTTTATAACAATATTGGAGGTGCTTTTTAATGGCAGCGAATGTTAAGCCAATCTTCCCGATTACTATGCAAGTGAACAATAAAACACTAACAACAGCTGACACCAGTTTGACTACACCAATAACCAATGGTCAAACTATTCTTACTGGCGGGGCAAACGGCACCAGAGTTGATGTGATTAAAGCGCGGGCGGTAGGAACAAACGTAGCTTCATTGCTCAGGGTATTTTTTAATGATGGACTTGGAACTGCGGCATCAAATTTTTCGTTGATTCACGAAGAGGTTCTTCCGGTTTCAACGCTTTCGCAAGTTGCGATAGAAGCCGCACCAATAACTTTGTTCCCAATCAATTACGATGGAATGGGGACTGGTGTTCTTCCTCCATATCTTGAATCAGGACAAAAAATTTACATTTCAATCGGAACTACCGTCGCTGGCGGGTGGGCTGTTACGGGATTCGGCGGTGATTATTAATGCGAAGTTTTGACCATGGGTTTCTAAAGCCCCAAAAAGATGCATCTAGAATTAGGGTAAGAGGGTCAACAGCGATGAATGGCCTTGCTAGTGCCGACATCAATGCGGGTGATGCGATATTTAGAAAATCTGTAAGAACTACGCTTGGAACGATGTCAACAAGCGAAGGGAAGATTGGCTGTGTTGAAAAGATATGTGACGGAAGGTTTGCAGTTACATTCAATAATGCTGCTGGGAGTCAAGTGGTTATTGGTAACGAAGACCAGAACACAGGAGAGATAACGTACAGTAACTCTTTGGTGTCTTATTCAAACACTGGTATCCCAACGTCGCTTTGTAGGCTAACTGATACCACTATGGTGGCGCAATACACCCAACAATTATCAATACTTGTTTATGATCCCATTACAAACACGTTATCAAAAGGTGCTAACTATGCAGCCCCTGGAACGCCTTTGAGCAATGAGAAGTATGGGATTGAAGCTATATCAGAGACAAACTTTTGCATGATTTATACACACACGACAAAAGCATCGATTGTGGCTGCCACTGTTTCAGGCACAGTCATAACTTTTGGTACTCCTACGGTAGTTGGTACGAACACCCTAACCGCAACCTTTTACAGGTCATGCTATTTAGGTAATGGTAGGTTTGTCGGGTGTTATGGCAATTATTACTATGCGGCCACCGTGTCTGGATTGACTTTGTCTAACCTCTCTGCAGAAACGATACTTGCGATTAACGGCTCGATTGGCGATATTGGTAATCTATTGCCGTATAAAGGGAATTATTTTCTTAGGGTTGTAGATAGGTCACTTTCTGTATTATCGCTTTCAGGGACGACTCTCGCACTGCACGTTACGGCACCAGTTCTTTCACAAACCATTGTAAGTACGGTTGATCCAGCATATATTCTTAAAGACCTTTTCATAACGGACGCTAAAATATCGGATGACAAAACACAAATAGACCTAATGACAATATCCACTAATGGCTCGTACCAATCTGGGTTTCAAGGGCAGTACATTTCAACTTCGTTTAATTTTGACGTAGACACCCTCTCGGTTTCATGGTCAATCAAGTTATTAAAACCAATCGGTACATATAGCGCTCCAGAGGGGCGCGTGTGCGCTTTTAACAAAAGTAATAAGATTGCAATTGCTATTGCTTCTATAGGAGGTACCAATACCACGCCCAACTACCAAGCGCTGGCGATAACCCTTGGAGCTAAGTTTAATAAGTTCGGAACTTTTGATTCAGGAGAGATTCCGGCCATTGAAGGGGTTGCATTATCTTCAGCCAAATCCGGAGAAAAAATGACCGCAATGATGTGGGTATAAGAACGGGGGAATAGACATGTTTTTAATTATAGACAAAAATAAAGTTATTATAGCAATGGCGCTATCGGCTTCTTTGCGCGAAGACAGAATCGAATGCGATGGGTATTACCTATCCAACCCGCCGACGCTTGGTGCCACAATTGTTGAGGTTATTTCAATTCCTGAATATGTAAAACCAAACGCCTACATTTACAGCAATGGTGAGTACGTGCAAAATCCGATTTATCGAGATCCAGAAATTGATTTAAAAGAAAAGGTGCAACAGTTGCAGACTATTGTTGATTCTTTGATTATCTCAGCGTTGGAGGTGTAAAATGTTTGAACGGATTGAGGCTCTTTATGATCACGGAAATGGTCCATTGTCTTCGGCTGGTGTGCAGAGAGCAGTCATCAAAGGTTGGATTACACAACCACAGGCCGATCAGATTATTGGAGGTCCAGCATGAAATACCGTAAAATATTCCTCACCCACATCGTCGAACTGAATCCATTGGAGTTGAAAGCGAGCCTTGTGCATGGCACAGGCTCTTTTTTATCGAAAACTTTCAAAAACTTCGTGAACGCGAATTTTTTCAGCGGTGTCATAACAATCGGCTGGTTGATTTCTGACGGCGTTGTGCTGGCGTCTCGGCATGAAGGCCGGAAGGCATGGGCGAAACGCAAAGGAACCTTTATCGTATACAAAGACGGTAACGTCGAGGCCCGGGCCATGTATGACTGGGAAATCGAAGAAAAGCTTCCGAGAATCCATTTTTGCTGTCAGGGCTTCAATTTGTTCCCCCTGGACATCGCTTCGGAAGGGTACAACCCATCCGAAGTCGGTTACTGCACGATGGCGGTAAGTATCGGTTGCAACAAAACCGGGAAAATCATTATCGCGGTCCGCCCAAAAAGCGACGCGCGGCAAACACAATTGACCATGAAAAACCTTGGGTGCGAAGGATGCGCCATACGATTGGACTCGGGCGGGTCCGCTAACTTGTGGATTGATGGTAAGCCCATCACTTCAACGGCACGACCACTGACAAACATCATTTTTTGGAAATAATGCAACAAAGGAGGGCAAGATGGCAGATCCGTGCATCCACGAAAGGGACTGGGACAGGCTGGAGGAAAATGTGGCCAGCCAAGAAAAGCGAATCAGCGCACTGGAGAATAATCATACGGAAACGAGGGTGTACATGCGGCAGGTGCTTGAAACTCAGGACGAGATTAAGACAAGTATCAAAGACATCCAAAAAAAACTCGACGACCGCGCAACGGCTCCGGTGATCGTTGAACAACTATCAGACAAAAAATATGCAGAGTCATCAACATTGCAAAAACTGATACCTCAATTGATTGATCTTTTGAAGTGGGCGTTGATTATTATCGGCGCGGTAGTCGGAATCAAATTAGCATTATAGGAGGAAACGAATTTGAAAAACATTGAAACAAGAAAGACCATCGCGTTGGGATCGTTTGGTGTTGTGGCCATCATCGCGCTGTTTTGTACGATTACGGGCAAAGAAATCAATCAAAGCGTGCTGCTGATCGTCACAGCCTTGATCGGTGCGATAAATTGGTATTTTGCCAAGTCGACCGCACTGGACCAGCCGAAGCCTCCGGAACCCACGCCTGCCATCGTGGCAGAAGCGAAGGAGGACACTGATGTTAGTATCTAAATTAAGTACGCGATACCCGTGGGCGAATCCGGCCCAGTGGTTAGTTTTTACAAATGTGCCGCAGTCCGAGATTGACCCGCTGTTTGCGTCAAGGTTGGCAGCACTGGCCAAGGAAATGGGGGAAATCATCCACGTCACCGGAAACGGAGGCAAGCGAAGCGATATCGACCAGATACGCGCATACGTCGCTTCTGGAGGGAACAAAGATGAACATGGTGTTTGGACCGGAGGGAATGGATTGGCGGCCTTGCCGGGCACGTCAACGCACGAACTGGGGCTTGCGATTGATGCCGCCGACCATTGGCTTAAAGATATCGACAAGACACAGGCCACCGCAAAACAAAACATCCTTTTGACGTTTGGCCTTTTCAAACCCTTGACGGTTGGAAACAACAAAACTCCGACCGAAGACTGGCATATTCAGCCAATCGAAACCGCCGGGCTCACCGTTGAGCAGCGAAAATTGTTCGCACCCAAAATCGCGCCCGGCACGATTATCGATTTTCAGAAAAAATATAAACTTACACCTGACGGAATTTACGGCGCGATGACGCACGAAAAGCTGGTAGAGGTGTATAAGTAAATAAAAACCCACTCAGGCTTAATCGCTTGGGTGGGTCTTTTTTTTATCTATATTTCGTTTTGCATTTCAATTTTACAGTTTAATCTGTAAATTTCGTCAATGTTTGACGGAATTTTAGGCAAATCGTAAAGCAATATTTCTAATTTGTAAAAATCGCAATAAAATATTTTTATTGCATTTATTTTAGACATTTCTAATAATTCGTTCGCATGGTCGAGTATTTTCTTCATTTTTTCACCCTCTCCATTTTTTTTATTTCGCGGGGGAATCCGCCCCGCTCGGTTTTAGTGTGATTTAGTGCGATTTAGTGTGATTTGCAATCTCCGTAGCACCATGTTCTGCAGTGTGGGCATAATCCGTTTTTGATTTGATTTGCATATTCGATTTGTCTTGCAACGTATACTTCTGTTTCGGCTGCTTCTTTTGCGACTTCGATTTCTTTAGTTGCTGTATATTCTTCATCTTTTACTGCTACGAGTTCTGATTTGCATTCTGCGATCATGTTCATTATTTCTTCGTATCTTTCTTTGCTTAAATTTACATTGTTTAATGTTGCAACTACACCAGCTTTGGACAAGTCTTTGTAATTTTTATTATATGTTGATAACAAACTTGGTGCTGAGTGGTTAACGCTGATTACTTTCCCATCAACTGTGACTGTGATTTCCATATCTTCAAATGTCTCTGTTCCTGTTTTGATGTTCCAACCGTCTGCATAAGCGATGATGTCTCTGGTTCCTCGTTCGAGGGATACTGTGATTGCGATTGCTTTTCCGTTTTGGTTTTTGTTGATTGTTCTTGCTGCTTTCATTTTGTACTCCTTGCGGCTGCGCTCTCTGGCCAGCCGACTCAGTTTATTTGAAGTATCGCTACCTCATATATATATAATACCATAACTACGTAGTTAATGCAATAGTTATTTTAACATTTTTCATATTTATTTTCAAATTATTTTACATAAAATATAAAAAAAAACTCCCCAAATAACCAGCGAACGTGATTAAATGAGGAATCTTATTTTTTTCTCGGACTTCTTTTTTTATCTCCTTTTTGCCAATACCGTCGGAGCAACGTCCGCCGGCACAAGTTGGAGCAAGTGATCCGACGTGTGTGCTGTGGGTCAAACTGATTACCACATATCACACAGTCGGATAACCCGACCCGTCGCCGGATCATGCGCACCGGGTTAATGCGCTCCCGGTAAAGATAGTAGTGCCGGATTGATGTTACCCGATCATACTCCAACCGATGGACTGGAGCACAATCAGGGCAAAACCGTTGGTTTCCACCAACGACCATATATTGATTACCACACATGGCGCAAATATCAATACTACCCAGCGGACGCTGTGGACCGTTCCGCTTATGTCGGCGGTTTGTTTCGCGTATACGCACCGCCCGGCATACCGGGCAATAATATGCCCGGGGTCCGCCCGGAAAAACAATGCCGCACGTCCGGCACGTCCGTGGCTGCATCATCGGGGATACGCCTCCTCGATGGCAGCCATCTTAGTCAACGTATCCCAGGTGTCAATTTTTGCACACAGCACCTTTGCCCCGGCCAGTCCGGTGTCTCCAACCATGTCAGACAAACATCTTATCATGGTTGGAGTAACAACGCTCCCGGCCACGGTAGCCGACAGAATCATCAACTCCTCATGCGTTAAAACTGGCATCGTTGCTACTGCCATAAGTGCAGTATACCTCTCTACTATATCACCAAGACGCGCGGAAAACCTTCCGGCGCGGCCGGTGTTTCCTCTCCCGCATTCATCCGCCAATCGCTCTAGCGGCGGGTTTAACCAAATAGTTTTGCTACTCATGATCATTTCCTCCATAAAAAAATTGCCGGGAACGTTGCCCGGCTCGGTGCTGGGATGGGGTTAATCTTCAACAAATCTGTCAACATCGTCATAGTTGTATGAGTCAAGCTCTGGGTCATTTTCGCCTTTTGTCCCGGTAAAGACCCAGTAAATTGTCCCAGTTGTTAGATTCTCATTTTCTGGGTTTCCGTCATCATACTCAGCGGATGCAGACAATTCAAATTGATACTCTTCGCCGTCGTCTACATCATTGTAATTGTTTGAGATATTGTTGATAAGTCTGTTTGTCATTTCCGCCTGAGATGTGAGCGTGTAGGTGATCCCGTTAAAGTTTACTGTACCGTAATCTTGATTTTTCATATTTGCTCCTTGCGGCTGCGCTCTCTGGCCAGCCGACTCAGTTTATTTGGTAGCATCTCTGCTCCATGTATATATAATACCATAACTACGTAGTTAATGCAATAGTTATTTTGCTGTTTTTTATATTTATTTTTAAATTTTTTTTGCACAACCCAATATGTTTGCGTTATAGAACAATCACTTTATCTATGTACAAATTTATAAAAATACATCTTTCAAAAATAAAAGAGTAGGATAAGTGGTAATTAAGTGGTAATTAAAAAAATAATGTTTCTGTGATGAGCTGATAGCAATCGTTTCCGAAATACTTTTTATATCCATGGTAAGGATGAGGTCACCAGTCCGATTCTGGTTGAGGGCTCCAAGATAAAACCCATGCAATCCCTTTATTTAAAAGGTTTGCATGGGTTTTTGTTTTTCTAAAAATTTATACAATTCGTATATTTTCTGATGAAAACCGATAAAAAATGATTTGGTAAGTGGTAATTAAGTGGTAAACTATCGTGTATACAAAAAACATTATTACATGATATTAGTTAACTTTCTTTAATTTCTTCACATTGTCAGGTTTCTTTATCGTTTTCTTAGGCAAAAGTGCCGGTGTTGTAATATCGGTGTTTAAAAGATTTACGGAGGTTTCGATAACATCGTCGATAAAGTGCACATAGATGTCATATGTCGTTGATACTTTGGCATGCCCAAGCAATTCTGATACTACTTTTACATCAACGTGCTCTTTAAAAAGCCTAGAAGCGAACGTGTGCCGCATCGTGTGCAGATTCACCCATTCACAGCGAATAGCCTTTCCGGCTGCTTTGAACCGTTTGCGAAGATAACTGGGTGAGGGTCTCGTTCCTGTATCGGTTTGAAATAATGGGTCTTCTGGATCCTTCTTTTTCTGCTTCATCATATATTCGGCAAGAAGGATGACTGTATCATCCGGAACGTGGATCGTTCGTTTGCTTGATACTGTTTTTGTGCTGAACTGGACCTTCTTAAGTTTTTCAAGGTATGTCTTATTTACCCGTACGGTCTTCTTTTTCAAGTCGATATCGCTCCGTGTGAGTGCCAAGGCTTCTCCAGGTCTGAGGCCGGTGTTCAGCATGAAAAACGCAAACATATAATACTTTGTTCGTCGGCCAAGCTGATCAAGAAACGAATTGCATTGTTCGATGGTCAGCGCTTTGATTACATCGCCTTCGGTAAAGTCATCAATCTTTTTAGGTATTTTCACATGGTTACAAGGGTTTTTGTTTATCATGTTTATTTCTTCCGCTTTTTTCAGGGCCCCATTAATCAAACTTGCGGTGATTTTTACAGTTTCAACGGCAAAATCCTCAGAAAGGGTATTGTAGAATTTTTGTAGCACCTCAATATTTACATCCTTAAGCTTAGTTCCTGAAAAATCATATCGTTTTAATCGAATTAGTGATACTTCGTATTTGCTCTGCGTATTCGTCTTTACTGATGTTTTCTTATATGTGTTATACCATTCTTTGCACCAGGAATATAGAGACTTTCCTGATGGATCCACGTACTCGCCCTTGCCTAAAGCAGCAAGGGCATTTCTCATTTTTTCAGAAACTCCACCATCTCCAGTCTTTTTCTTCCCATAAATACTTTTATAGATGGTTCTTCCATTTTCGTCAATTCCAATTGGATAACGTCCTTCATATAGTTTCTTTGATTCGCACCACCGTATCATCCCTTCATTTCTGGCTCTTCTGGCTTTTGCCATGATATTTCACCTCACTTAGTTTACTTTAAATCGACTAAGTTTGAATTTCAATTATTATTAACACCTTCAATATCCGGGTAAGAGTTTGATTTTTTACCTTTTCTTATCTTATCCTTTTCTGCGTCTTTATCTTCAATACGACATAAAATTGCAAGAAATATTTTAGCAGTCACTTCAGCATCTCCAAGCGCTCTGTGTTCTTCGTGAATTGGAATTTGAAGTGAATTTGCAACGGTTGCTAATTTGTGATTTGCCAAAAAATCAAACATTTTTCGACTTAGTTTCAAAGTATCAATAGATCCGTTATTTATAGGTATTAGACAGCGATTTGATTCAGATAATAAAAAACGCATATCGAAAGAGGCATTGTGAGCAATAAGTGGTAAATTTCCTATAAACTCTTTAAATTTAGGCAGAACTTGTTCAATTGTAGGAGCGTTTTGTACCATGGAATTTGTAATATGATTGACTTCTGTGGCTCTTTTAGGAATTGGTATACATGGATTTATCAATGTTTGGTATTTATCCGTTATTATGCGGTTTTCTATTTTTACAGCTCCGATCTCTATAATGCGATCACTGTTTGCGGATAAACCAGTTGTTTCAAGATCAAATACAATGAATGAGGTAAATTCCTTTCTTGCTTTCTTTGTAAGTATATTAATCTCATCATATTCAAAATTTATACTAGAGCTGTTATTAACATTAGGATATTCACGTCGCGTTGTCGTTTCGAAAATTATAGAAATGTTTTCGGTTTTATCTTTTTTAATTTCATTAACTGTCGGATTTGCTTGCCATGGGCTTTTATGCGGCTGATCATTATTTTTTCTTGTAATATATTCTATTTTAGCAATATTGTTTACGGAATTATTAGTGATTGGTTTTTTATTCTTCTGAATCACTTTGATTATAAGTTTAATAATGAATTTATAAAAATAATAGACAATAATAAATGGCGAAAACATCAACCAAACACAAATCATTCCAAGACTCAATGGCTTAGTTTTTTTATTTAACATACACTAATCCTCATCTTTCGAATTTTTAGAAATTATGTCGATAATTCAATGAGTAGTGGATTAAAATAGATTTTGTAATGGTTGTATTCTGCAAAAATTCCATATCTCGCTTCATAGGTGACAAGAGCTTTTCTAAAAAACAATTCATCAATATCCAAATATTCAGCAATTTCATGCGCATTTCTCGCACCGGACAAATAAGAATCCACAATACTCGATAACGATACGGTATATCTGTGAGCCCAACGACTAGCAAGCTCTTCTTGCTTTCTGATTATGTCGGTTGCAACCGGAGGATCAGTAAGCAAGTTTCCGTGAGATGTGTAATGATGTCCAAGTTCTTCTGCAATTATGCATAATTGTTCTGAATTTTTACATAGGCTACAATTAACTGAAATAACGGGTTCTGTTTCATCTGCATTATAGTAAATACCTTGAATACTCTCTGGAAGCTGCGCTGTCTCTATGTGGATTCCTTCTGCAACGCATGCGTCCTGCAACTCCTCTAGCTTCGTCAATGATGTCATCCTTTCTTTTTCTTGTATTTTACTTTTAGATACTCTATGTAATTTTTTAACTCCTCCTTTGCTTCTTCTGGTAGTTCCTTGTCATACCCATCTGTTCTATGTGCAGCGAGAGTTACAGAACTATCGTGTTGATTCTTATATCCGTTTGTTAAAAGAAAATCTGTTGTTACATCAAAATATGTAGCCAATTTTAATAGTTTTTCATAATCTGGTTCGCTGTCACCAGTTTCATACTTTCCATATGTACTACGGTCAACTTTTAAATATGTGGAAATATCACTTTGATTAACTTTTTTTGCTTTTCTGAGTTGTTTTAATTTTTCTCCTAATTCCATAATCACCCCGCCTTTCTGTTTAGAGTTAACTAGTCTAATTATATGTGAATAAAATTCACATATCAATAGATGTGAAAAATATTCGCATTTACTATTGACATGTGAAAAAACGTCACATATAATATGAAAAGAGAACAAACTTCACATGCAAAGGAGGTGCAAAATGAATTTAAAAATCGAAAGAGAACGTAATAACTATACACAGAAGCAACTTGCAGATTTGATTGAGAAGGATAGAACATTAATCTCTAAAATAGAAAGTGAAGTTACTTCTCCAAGTGTTGAAACTGCTAAAAAAATTGCTTCAATTTTAGGGTTTGATTGGGTTCTATTTTTTTCTGAGAAATGCGAAAAAACGTCACCTTGATCACCTAGTGTTATTTAAAGAGAAAGGATTATTTTTTATGAATAATCTTAAATTATTCAACTATCAAAATAAACAAGTTCGAACAGTTGATTTAAACGGAGATATTGGTTTTGTTGCAAAAGATGTGTGCGAAATAATGGAAATTGCGAACCCGCGTGATGCAATCGGCAGGTTAAGCGAATCAATGAAGGGGGTCGCTACTACCGACACCCTTGGTGGTGCCCAGCAAATGACAGTAATCACAGAAGCCGGTCTTTATAAGTTAGCCTTTACATCTCGCAAAGAAGAAGCTGAACGTTTCACTGACTGGGTAGCCTCCGAAGTCCTTCCCTCTATCCGAAAACACGGTTTATACGCAACGGCATCCACCGTCGATGCGATGCTATCGGATCCTGATACAACAATTCGAATTTTGACAGAATACAAAGCCGAACGTGAAAAACGTCAAGCTGCTGAAGCAGTCATATCTGCTCAAAAACACAAGGTCCTTTTTGCTGACAGTGTCGCAGGAGCCAGTACCAGTATCAATGTTGGAACTATGGCGAAAATACTGAAAAACAATGGGTACGACACAGGGGAAAAGCGTTTCTA